GTTGGAGTGAGCCATAGCGTAGGCCATCACATCGACAAAGTGAGTGGTGTCAGAGGCTTTCAGACCAAAGGCGGTCAGATAGTCGGTGACAATATCCGATGCCTGCGCCAGGTCCATGCCGGCGGCAGCAGCCAAATTCAGCACCGGGCTGATGCCCTCCAGCATAGACTGGGTGTTCCAGCCGGCCAGAGCCATGTAAGACAGAGCGTCCGCAGATTCACCGGCGGTGAACTTGGTGGTTGCACCCATCTCCTTGGCCTTGTCGGACAGAGATTCCAGTTCATCGCCGGATGCGCCGGACAGGGCTTCGACGTTGCTCATGGATGCTTCAAAATCACCTGCGGTGTTGATGCAGTCCATGTATGCGTCTTTGATTTCGCCGAGGGCTTTTGCGATGCCAGCCGTGGCAAGCACAGATTCAACGGCATCGAGGGCTTCGACAGATTTCTCGCCGAAGCCCTTTGCGCCCTCTCCGGCCTCGTCCATGGTCTTTTTGAGGTCAACCTGCTGGTCTTTCAGCTTATCGACCTCGGTTTCCAGCCGAGTGGTTTCTGCTGTCAGCTGCGTGGTGTCCACGCCAGCTTCCCGCAGGGTGTTCCCGGTGGCAGCCAGACGCTGCTCATAGGTGTGCAGGGAGGTCGTGGTCTTGTCGATCTGCGCCTGCTTGGAAATCAGCTTGTTTTCCAGCGCAGAGGAATAGCCCTCGGTCTCCTGAATCTCTTTCTGGATGTTATCGTACTGCTGCTGCAAGACGGCCAGCCGCTGCTTGGTGGAGTCAACGGCCTGCTGCTGCTTTTGGTACGCGGTTATGTCGGACTGTACCTTGTTCAGCTGCTGGATTCTGTTCTGTGTTTCCACAAGAGCCGACTGTGCAGCCTTGAAGGTGCTGGAGAAGTTGCTGTTCTGTTTGGCGGACAGGTTGAACAGCAACTCCCATTCTTTTCGAGCCACTACTTCGCCTTTCTCGCCTTTTCGCGCTCGGCAACAACGGCATTGTTGGTATCAATCCATTGCCGCAGTTGATACAGAGGCATTGCAAGCCAGTATGGTGCAGGGGTGTTGTTGCCCTGCGCCATCAGAAGGGCTTGCCGCCGCAGCCACTCTCCACCATCATCAGTTACACATCCGACAGCATCAAAAAATTTCTTGCTTTGGTGCGGATGGTGTTGTAGTCCCGAATGCTCATTGCGCCGATAACGTCAACGCCGATGGGCTGCGTACACGCCCGGCAAGCCATCCGAATCAGATAGCCCGCGCTCATGCTCGGCACGATAACCGGCTGGCGCAGAGCGGACATTTCAGCCTCGATTGCAAGCGAATCGTTGCCGGTCAGCTTGCCGAAGTCAAACGTCAGGGTGTCGTACTTCTTGCCCTCATACTCAAACGGCTGAATGAGCTTGTGGACGTACACATAAGGGTCGGTGGCAGCTTTGTTCGCAGCGGCGATGGCTGCATCGTACTCCTTATCGCTGATGGTGGTGTTCATAGCGGCTGCTCCTTTCGCAGTTAAAAAATAGGCCGGAGCCGCAAAATGCAGCCCCGGCATAACGATCGGCTCTGATTACTTGCCCAGTGCCTTGCGGACAGCTGCCAGATAATCCGTGCCGTTGATGTAGCAAATGAAGTTCAGCGGATCCAGTTCACGCACCTTCTTGCCATCGAGATAAGTTGCCCAGTAGCGGACAGCGTACTCGCCGGAGCCGTTGGCGGGAGTCGCCGGAGCGATAGTGCCGCCCTTGGTGGACTTCGGAATAACGACAAGAACGTGCTTTTCAGAACGAGCATCAATAGTGCCATTGATGGGATCCTCATACTGAACAGGAACACGCAGATCAATCTGGTGGCGGCGAATCTCGGACAGCTTGATGGACTGTGCCGTAGTGGTGCGAAATTCCAGACCAAGGGTCATTGCTTCGAGATGACCCAAAATAACGGCATCAATGTTGCCGCCGATGCCGGCGCCGGAGATAGACTGCGTCAGAAAAGTCACATCAGGCAGTGTAGCTTTTGCCATTCCCGCATACTCAATGCTGTCTTCGTAGACAGCAAAATTGATAATGCTCTGATCGATTGCCATAGTAGTACCTCCTCTTTAGGACTGGAGTGCGCTGGTCACATAGTCAGCGTCATACTCCAGCACGAAGTCAATTTCCTGCGCCGGAGAGGGCGGGGTCATGTAGACGTGCAGCTTGATTTTACCCGCCATCAGGCTGGTCAGAGGGTTCTCGCTTTCCAGCATCTCCACGCGGGCACCCAGCAGGTAGCCTGCGCCAACCAGACCATTCAGCCAAACGTTTGCGCTGTCCAAAATGGTGTCAATCAGGCGGCGGTTCATCGGCTTGTCCAGCTTAGAACAAAAAGACTTGATGAGGGGGTTGGGAACGTAGTCGAACAACCGGCTGAGGGGGGGGGAGGAGTCCTTCACATCGGGGGGCTTAGGGGGGGAAGCAGGGTGGTTGCCCCACGCAGTCCATCCGCCCATGAAGTTCAGGAACGTGCAGATGCCAGCGGCATCGACCACGTTTGCCTGATTGTAGGTCAGGTTGATAGCTGCGCCGTCATCGTCGCACAGGCCGTCGATGTGGACGGTCTTGTTGGAAGGGCTCTCGTAAGGGATACCGCCATTTTTGGTGTCGGTCTCCGCGAGACAGCCCGCCATGACGGTGGAGCCATGGAACTTCAGATTACCCAGAGTGCCGTTAGGCCAGCACAGGATGGTCTTTTCGGTGAAGGTGCCGCTGTTTTTTGCCTGAACCGCAGCAGTGTAGGTTTTTGCGGAAATATCCACCAGAGCCTTGCCAGTGAACATGCCGTTGATAGAGCCAGCTTTCGCATCGATTGCAGCGGAAACGGTAGCATCCTTGGAGAAGCCGGGTGCCATAATCAGGTCGGGTACGATGCCGAACATCGTCAGACAAGCCTCGACCTGCTCAACGGCAGCTGCCACGGCTGCTGCTTCCGCGTCTTCTGCGAGGGGCAGGAAAATGACAGGCTGGCAAGCGCACAGTTTAAAGTGATAGTGCATCACTTCGCAAACGGTGTACTTTGCCCAGTCATCATCGTAACCCAACTGTTCCTCCGCCTCGGTGTAGCCGGTGCAGAGCACCGGGGTGCCAACAGTTGCAGCGGTGCCAGTTGCCTTGGACAGCGGTGCGGTACCGATGACAAAGGGAATGCCGCAGGTTGCGGCGTTCGGGGTCGCCACGGCGGTGTCGGCGCGGCTGACGTTAATACCATGATCTGCCATAGTATGTAATCCTCCTTACTTGGATTTGGCGAGCATCCGGGCATACGCAAGGATGGCCTCGCCGCGTGCTTTTGCCTTTTCAGGCGTGGTGTGCAGCTCGTCCATGTCGATGATGAAGTCGGCCACGCCGGGATATTTCTCGGTGGCGATTTTCACATCGTCACGATTCACTGCCTCCGCAGCAGCGCAGGGGTAAATCGTGTTTTTCTGGATATAGCCCAGAATGGACGGGCCAACGTAAATGGAAACGCCGAGCCTGCGCAGAGCAAGCCCGGCGTTCACGGTGGTTTCGGCGGGCTGTTCCGCCGCGGTCTTTTTTACCGCCATAATTTAATATCCTCCGTTTGCTGCACGGTCGGCAGCTTCCAGTGGGTAATCATCTCTCCGGCGTAATACGGTTTGGTTTCCTCATCGTAAGGAACGCTTTCCAGCTTATGACCGGGAGACAGGACGAGCGTAAACTGGTACCGGTGCTTTCCATCAGTGCCAGTACCGCCTACCTTGCGGACTTTGAGCAATTCCACGCGAAACCGCTCCATCATGTTCAGGAGAGCAAGGTCGCCCTCCTGTTCATCCGGGTTGTAGCAGCAAAAGATAGAGCGCACAGAAACCACCGTGCGCTCCTCGCTGCCGGGCTGCTGCTCCGTTTCCAGCGGAATGACCCGATGGATGATGTACGGAGCTTTCTTCTTGGCTGAACGGCTGTCGGGCAGCCGCATCAGGTAGACTTCCGGGGCACGGTAGGCCTGTTCTGTATCGCCCTGCTGCATAGCCACCGGGAGAATCATGTCGGCCATGATTTTCTCTGTAAACGCTTTCAGCTGCTCAAGCAAAACAACACTGGTCATATCAGACACCCCATCCGTTCAAAATTCGCGTGATTTCATGCTCAATGCGCTCCTCGTAAGTGGATGCCATTTTCTCCTCGATGGAGTCCATAACATTCTCGTTGGAGTACATCATCTGCGGGGTGGCAGGGCCAAACAGTTCCTTGACCGGGAACCGTTTTTCTCCTTGCCGCTCATAGATGCCATAGTGAGAGCCCATCTTTGCCTCGAAAGCGTGGTCCAGCGCCTGTCTTGCGCCGGACTTCTTCACGCGAGTTACCACGCGGCCGCTGCGATCCACCTTGGTATCGAAAACTCTAAGGGGGATGACGCTGCCACGGTAGCCGAAGTTGATAGAAACCTCGCCATTGCTGCCTCGCTGGATGTTGTTGATATTCTTTGTGCGGTTGGAAAATTCGCTGCTGCTGATGGCATACTCCTGCGTGACTGCCCGTTTCGCCACCGTTTTTCCGGCGGCAGCGGCGCGAGCCAGCGCAGATCCTACAGCACGATTGGCACCTCCGGGAATTCCGGCGAGGAGGGCAGACACCCGGTCAAATCCTTCCTCTGCAATGTCAACGGTGATGCCAGCAGCTATGCTGTGCATCATGGTGTCCGTTGTCACATCACTCATTCGTCAATCGCCTCCAGTTCCACCCGCAGCATCCCCATCTCGCAGACAGAGGATGCCACATAGTAGTTTCGGACGAATCCATCCTCGTCAATGCCCAGCTTGCAATCCTTCTCAGGCTGCTTTCCGCCGAGGGCCGCAATATCGCAGTGCAGCACCCGGCTGACCCGGTACAGACCCTGCGCATGGTCGCTGATGGCCTGGCGTACACGTTCCTTTTCAGAGAGGCCTGTCAGAACCAGAGGAACGTCAGGGTATTCCTCTCCATCATAGTAGACCGTGTGCGTTTCGGCGAACTCATCCAGATTCAGAAAGACGCTGTTCAGGTCTTCCTGCACAGCGTTTTTAAAGGCACTCACGCCGTGGGCATCGCAGCTGCCAGTTCGGGACCATCGGTGCACTCGTCACCGGGCACAACGTCCTCGGCGCAGATAGCCTGAATGAGTGCGTCCTTTGTCTTGAGCTGCTTGGTGTCGATGCCCATATCTGCGGCCAGTTTTTTCAGGTTGGCAACAGTCATGTCGTGCAGCTGGTCGGGGTCGAGGTGTGCCGTCTCAGAGCCGTTCTGCGAGGCTTCGACTGCGGGGGTGTCGTTACCTTCCGCAGTTGCCGGAACGTCAGCAGGGGCGGTTTCCGGGGCAGTGGGCGCAGAAAATGCGCATTTCGCCACACCCAGCCCGATAAGGCGAGCTGCTTCGGCATCGCTGACCTCGCACTGTTCACCACGCATGACGGTGTGAATGCCCGTCTTGGTGCGGCAGCCATAACCGCCGCAAAGAATCTCAACAAGCATCGGTATACTCCTTTCTGGCCGGACTTAGCCGACCACGTTTTTGACGCGGATCCACGGGCAGTAGTTGTGGGGTGCAGCCAGCGGGCGGGCCTTGAGAATGGTCTTGCGCAGGTCGTTCTCCTGATTGAGGCTGAACTTCGGAACACGGCGACTTGCGATGGTGGTATGCTTGGTATCACCGTAGTTGATCTGGGTGATGGCACCATACATCAGGTGGCCGCAGCCGGGAGCGGTGACCAAGGCATCGGTCTTGGGGAACTGAGGCCGCACCTTGCCCTCATCGTCAACATAGGTCTCGTCAACGGAGATCAGGTTCAGCTTGTGCCCCTTGAAGTTCAGGGTGCCACCATAGACCACACCATGATACGGGCTGAGCTGCTCCTCAATCTGGCCCACAATGATGCCAGAGTTCTTGTCCAGCAGGCGCTGCACCTTTTCGAGGTCCAGAACGGCATTGTAGGTATCGGCACCCAGCAGCAGGTCTGCGGAAGCCAGACCACGGCTGGACAGCATATCACACATGGCAGCAACATCCTCAAAGAATTTGCCGCCTTCCTCGTTCCACTTTGCAGCAGGGACATAGATATGGTCGTTCTCGTGGCCGGGGTTGTAGAACTTCACAACCTTCGTATCGCCCTTGGTCTGGTTGTCGATCATTTCCTGCATGGTGCAGCCGTTATCCAGCATAGTCTGGGCACACATCCACTCCTCACGGCGAACGATGCGGGCATCCATATCTGCCAGGTCTTTCTGGGTCAGCTTGGCCGCACGCTGCGCCGGGGTGCTGTTGGCATAGATAGCCTCACCGAAGCCACGCTTCGTCAGGTCGTCGGTGGACAGCTCACGGCTCATGCTGATGAATGCAGGTTCAAGCTCATGGATCTCGTAGCCCATGCGCTCCATCGGAATTGCGCCGACACGAGGCGCAACAAAGGCTGCCATCTTCTGGTCGCCGTCCATGTACTCGGTCAGAACCTTGTTGGACGCAAAGATGTCCTCGTCGCTGGTCGGGAAATAGCGGTCACGGAAGAAAGTCTTCTTGGGGACGACCCTCTTATAGACGGCCATCAGGGTGTAGGTATCGAAAAAATTCAGTTCAGCAGGCATGATATATCCTCCTTACAGTGCCGGTGCAGCGGCCTTGAAAAAGATGCCGCCCTCGCGCAGGGCATCCTTGTCAGCCTCGGTCATGGTGTAGCTGTCGGCCACAATGCACTTGTTGGTGTTGAAGCAGCCCGTCAGGTACACAGGGACGGTCACATCATCGGACGTGCCGACCTCAACGTCATCACACAGGATGCAGTTGGCAGTCAGCACCTCGTCGCCAGTGGCCGCGGTGCCCAGCACCACCAGTTTGCCATCGCCGGAAGTGCCGCTGGACTTTGCCAGAATGGTGCCACGCTTGATGGTGGCAGCCTCGGCCAGCTTACGGATGGTGCCGCCGCTGACCACCAGCTTAGGATAGATGTCGGCAATCAGGCCGTCATAATCCATGCTGCCCAGTCTTTTGTTCAGCTCAGTCATTGTAGTGTTCCTCCTTACTTTTTCTCGTCCCCGTCAAGCAGCGCAGCGACGGCAGCATCAGCCGCAGCCATGCGTTCAGCCGGGGTCTTGGGTGCATTGCCCGTTGCATCGGGCAGGGACTCCGGGTCGCCGGTTGCGGATGCGCCCGGCACGGCCTCCACGCCCTGGGCACCGGATGCCTGATTGTCGTCCGCCAGATTCTTCAGGAACTCGTGGCCCTGCGCAGCTGCGGCCTTGGCAGCGCGGAAAGCCAGCTCGCGGGCATCGCAAGCGGTCTTGCCGTACTTGGCCTCCTGAACCATAGTCGGGTCGAACAGGTTGGCCACCTCGTCAATTTCAGACAGGCGGGTGCGCTCGTTCTGGGATGCCTGTTCAGAAGCGCTCTGCTCAAGCTGGCGGCACAGCTCCGGGTTTTCCTTGCGAAGCTCCTCGATGGTAGTTGCCATAGTGGTATGTCCTCCTTCGTTGGACTGGGCGGCGGGTGCCGCCGGTGTATTTGCAGTAGCGGTCGCAGGTGCAGCCGCTTTAGCCATAGGAATATTGCCGGGCAGTTTTGTGCCAGGTCTCAGGTGCAGGGCGTGGCCCTTGGCGTAGATGGTCTGCCGGTCGGCACTTGCGGAGATCTCCACCGGCTCGGCATCATCCAGCAGCTCATTTGCAAAGCCCTTTTCCACGGCCTCTTTGCCGGTCATGTAGGTGGTATCGGACATCATGTGCAAAAGCACGGTCTCGGAGAGGCCGGTCTTCCGCTTATAGATGGAAACCTGACTCTTATCCCATGCGTCGTTGGCATCTGCGGCTTTGCGCAGTTCATCGGCGTTGTAGTTGCCCCAGATGAGCGACCAGCACTTGTGAATCATCACGAGGCTGGATGGGTTGGCCTTGACGGTGTCGCAGGCACACATAATAAGGCTGCCGCCGGACATGGCCACGCCGTCCACAATACAGGTCAGTTTCGTGCCCTTGGCGGCCAGCTCACGCAGCCTGTTGTGAATCAGGATGGAAACGCCAGCATCGCCGCCCACGCTGTCCATGCGGATGGTGATCTCCGAACAATGCTCGACCTGCTGCAAGTCGGACAGGAACTCGCTCTCAATGATGTACTGACCCGGAATCGGCTCACCCGTCCACCAATCCGTGGGCTGCGTGTCCACGATCTGGCCGTACATGGTGATGTCAGCGCTCTGGCCGTCAGTGCTGGCCATTACATAGCAGGGCCGCTGGATGCTCACCATCGGGGTGCTACTCGGTGCTTTCGGCATTTTCTTTACCTCCCTGTGTAGTGACACTTTCTGTGGTTTCGATTACGCCCTCGCTGCCCGCAGCTTTGAGCTGCTCATTTTCGTGGGCCAGCTCTGCGACATTGTCCTCCCAGTCGCCGCCGCCCAGCTCGCGCGTGACCTGCTCATGGGTGCGGAAGCCGTGATGGGTCTGGAGCACGGCGGCCTCGACCTCTTTCTTCGGGTCAAGGGTGCCCTGCACAGGCCCAATCCACCGTGCGCCGCACCATGCAGCACGCACCAGAGGGTCATCAAAAAAGCCCGGGGCGATTACTCGTCCACGGGCCACAGCCTCAGAAAGCCAAATTTCATATACAGGCTGGCAGAAGCTGCCTACCAGCCATGCACGCCGCATCTTGATACCTTCCCATGCCTCCAAAAGAGAGGCACGGCTGGCCGAGTAGCTGGCGTTGAACTCTTTCAGTAACAGCTCATACGGCATTTCTATGGCACCACCCATGAGTTTGCACAGCGTTTTGACGAACGTATCAAACCCTGCGGTGGGAATATTGGGGTTTCCGAACTTGATGTCCTCGCCCTTGCCGAGGTGCGCAACCGTACCCGGCCCCATCTCATACTCGTTCGGGCTGTGGCTGGCGTTGTCAGCCTTTGGGTTGTCCACAGGAACACCGCCGAGATCTCCGCTGCCGGTTTCGTCAAACGGGATAGCGTTCTTCGGGGTATCGGTGACAATCCATGCCGTGAAGAAGCTCTGCACCAGAGCTGCCAGCAGTTCCGACTCCGTATATCTGCGAAGCTGGAGCAGCGGTTCGATAATGGGTGCAATGAGCGGGACACCACGGTACTGGTCCGGACGTTCGGACTCCATAATGTGCAGGATCTGGGGCAGCCCAGTTGTCGCACCGACCGACTCCACTCGCTGCCATTTGGTGATGTCATTCCGCCACTCATGCGGATATGTGTTGCGGACGTGGTAGGCCACGATCATGCCGCTGCTGTCCACTTCCACACCATCATAGATTTTGTTCCCGGTGTTGGGGTTTGTGCCCTCGGTATAGCCCAGGCCATCCAGCATACCGCCGAGCTTATCCGGGGTGGACACACGGTCAGCCTCCACCAGATGCAGCCGCAGCACGTAGGGGTGCAGCTTGTCCGGGTCACGAATTTTCACCACGGCGAACACATCACCGCTCATAAGCCAGCTTTTCAGGGCCAACTGCTGCAAGCCGTAGAAATCGTTCAGCCCCATGGCATCACAACTGCGGCGGTTTTCGGCCCAAAGCCGGAACTCTGCCTCGGTTTTACTCTGCCACTCTTTGGCTTTTTCCGGGGATAGCCCCAGTACGTTTCGGTCAACGGTCGCTTTCAAGGTCAGCCCGGTGCCAACGATCTTCGTTCGATTCGTGTTGATGGCACTGGTCGCAACAGGTGCGCTCATGTAGAGCATTCTGCTCCGCTGCCGCAGAATATCTGCGTTGTCGTGAATATCGCTGCTCGGAGAGCTGCTGTTGGGGAAGAAAGCCCGCAGCGCACGCCGTTTGTAGGATGCGCCCGCCTCGCTGTAGCCGCTGGCCTGCGGTGCAGCGGTGACGCGGTATCTGACACTCAAGAGTAATCGCCTCCGTAATTTTCAAACTAAGCGGGCTGGCTGGGGAAAGGAGTAAAAAGCAGCCAGCCCGCGGCAAAGGCCCTTTCGGGCCGTCACCCTAAAGGATCACCAATCGCGCGGGATAACGGAGAATGCCTTGCGGGCACTCTGGCCGTTCAGCAGCGCGGTCAGTTCATCGACCTTTTCCTCGGCATCTTTGATCTCATCGCTGAGCTTGCCGAGGTCAAGACGTGTGAGTTCCCGGTCGTCCAGACGGTAGCTTTTCACGCCACCGGAAAGCAGCTTGTTGTAGGCCACATACAGGTTATCAAGCCGCTTCGTGTGGAACTCCAGCCGCTTTTTGATGGTCACGGTATCCATAACTCACACCTCACCAGTCGTCTAAAAAGTTCTCCCGCCTCCGGCCGGGGGACGGCTGGGGACGGGAGACGGGTTGTTGAATATTTATCACCGGGGCTGCCAGTGCCTCTGGTGCCTTGCCGCGCAGCCTTTTCAGCGCCCGGTCGATGGCATCAAGGTCTTTCGGCAGCACCTTGTAGGCCGCTATGGCATAGTTTCGGCAGTCAAGAGGTTCGTTTCGCTCATGGCCGGAGATTTTATCCCATTGCCACGGGTTGCGGTGGCCCTCTTTGTATATCAAATGCTCTGACAAGAGGCCGTTGAAGTAGCCGAGGCCGTAATCGTCCCGGCGTGGGAAGTGGCAGTACCGAGGGCCCGGCCCCTGCACTTTCAAATCGTCCATGATGATTTGCTTGCCAGCGTCAACGCCCAACTGGTACTGCCAGCACATCCCGATGTAGCGGTTCTGCACCGTGATTTTCACCTGCTTTGGCGGGCCTGTGAACGGCCGGTCGGAGCCGGGAAAGCCCTTGATGCAGAAAACCTTTTTGCCGATGCGGTCATGGCAGCGCTGGCGCACCTCTTGGGTGAAATGGCCGCCCTCGTCTACAAATTTGATGGAAACGGGCAGCTCTAGGCCGTCAACAAATTTCAGCTTGCGGTCGAAAACCAGCTCGTCCAGTTGCTGCCAGACCTCGTCACTGTCCGGGCGGCCAGAGATGATGCCTTTTTCGATGCCCCATGTTTCCCCGAAGTGACCGAAGCCCACGATCTCGTACTCCATGCGGTCGTCCTGCGTATCAACGCCAGCGGTCAGCACCAGCACACCATCCGGCAGTTCCGCAGGGTATTCCTCCCTGCGGCCAAGCATGGTGTCCTCGTCCTGCACATCGCCGCGATCTTCCCACAGTAGCCCCAGACGGGTGTTGTAGACAACCTGCATCTTCTTGGTATCGCCCAGGGCATTCAGGTATTTCAGCACGGTATCTTTCCATGCTGCCCACTGCGAAACAAAGCTGTTCAGCCAAAAGCTGCGGATACCGTTCTCATAGGCGGCGGGATTTTCCGCTTGCCAGTGAGCTGGTGCCCGCTTCATGGTCACTTCGTCCGAAATGCAGGCGCACTCCGGGCAGAGATACCACACGTCCTTGACCTTGTAGGTTTTCTCTCCGTGGGTTTCGATGGTGTCATACTCGTACCGAATATCTTCCCAACGCAGTTCATGGAATCCCTTGCAGTGCGGGCACTGGGATACCCAGCGCTCCATCGTGCCCTTGACGTAGGACTTGGCAATGGCACTGTGTCCCTTGATGGTGGGTGTGCTGACTTCCACAGCCTTTGCGTTGTAGAAAGTGGTCTGCCGGGCCATTGCCAGTTCCCAAGGGTCGCCCTCTGTGCCGGCACTCACTGCCCAGCGGTCACGCTCGTCACCCAGCACATAGCGGATGGGCTTTGATGCCAGAGCGTGCGCCTCGGTAGATCCGCACATGGTCAGGATGCCGCCGGGATAACTTTTCTGCAAAATCGTGTTGCCGCTGTCCCGGCTCTTTTTCTCCGCGACCTTGGCCCGCAGTGTAGGGCAGTCTCGTATCATGGGGGCGATACGGAGCTTGCTGTACTCCTTGGCATCCGTCATTTGGGGATGGATGAAAAGAATACTGCCGGGGTCAACGTCAATGGTGCGGCCTATGACATTGTTTTCAAACTCCGACTTGCCGACCTGTGAGGACGCAACGACAACGATATGATGGATGCGCGGGTCGGAGAATGCGTCCATGACCTCCACCAGATAGGGCGTGCGGCCGTTACGCCAGCGGCCCTGCTCGGCAGACGCTTCCGGGGACAGGACGCGGTTTTGTGTGGCCCACTCGCTCACGGACACATTGGGCGGGGGCCGGATAGCTGCCACCAGCTTTGACACCAGAGCATTCAGACGGTCAACCGCTGCATTCTCACTCATCGTCGTCACCAGCCAGCTTTTCAGCCCACGCCTTGCGTTCACGGACACGGGCCTCATACTTTGCCGGGTCGTAACGGAACATGGCGATTTCCTCGGCTATCTGATTCACCTCGCCACGCATATACTCTGCCACCTCTGCCGGGTCAGACAGAGCAGCCGCATTGATGGCAACACGGCTGGGCAGCGCCATCAGCGCACCCCGGACGGTGTAGATAAGCTCAGAGGTCATAGCGGCCACATCCTCACTGCGGTGCATCTGCCCGGACAATTCCTTGGCTTCTGCCTGCGCGATTTTGGCTTTGCTGGTCTTGAGCGTGGCCTCTGCCTTAGCCTTGACCCGCTCAATCTTCTTGGCCTCCTCCGCTTCTTCCTTGGTCAGTCCGCCACGGGAGATGCTGCCGATGTACGCTTGCACGGCATCGGACAGCACGAATTTGCCCCGGCTGACGGTGGTAAGCACACCATCCTGTGTCAGCTGCTGCACCCTGCGGCCTGTGATTCCCAATATCAATGCCAGTTCGGTGGTGGTCACGTTTCTGTCAGCAAGTTTTTCTTTTGTAGGCATCCCGAAGCCACCTCCTTTTCTGGTAAAACTATCTGGAAAATTCCTCGAAATTCGTTATACAAAGCGTAACGAAATGGCTGATTTTTCCCTTACTAACTAGCACGATTTCGGGGTCGACGAGCCCGCTCATGGTAGGGTACCCCCGTCACAGTACCTTTTCAGCACCGAACGGCTGCTCCTGCCCGCTGTCGGGCGGGTGGAGCGCAGCTTCAACCATTGCAGGGTCATACACGAAGGTGAACTCCATGTCCTGCACAGGTACAGGCTTATTAACGTAGATGTCTACGACAGGCATTGTGATACGCTCCTCTCTCAGATGCTGCGGATGACCTTGGCCTTGGAGTATGTCGGATGGTCTTTGGTCATCATGTTCAGGAACTCGTCTTTGGTGAAGCCGGACAGACGGAAGATCTCTTCGGGCTTCATGCCCAGCTGCTTGCCGATCTCGTCCACGGTCTTGCCCTCGTCCATGAGCTTCTTCACGATGGCTTTCATGGGGTCGAGCAGGTGTGTGCCGCGGGCGCGGTTGTGGGTGATGGTGCCGTATACGTCGGCACTCTCGTCACCGTGATGGTCTACGACTACGACAGGCACCTTGCCGCCCAGCAGGGACAGCAGCGGTTCACGGCCTGATACTGTCCAGCGGTGGAAGCCGTCAATGATGGTTCCGTCCGGGCGTACCACGATGGGCAGCGTCCAGCCGTTGGTCAGGATGGACTGCACCAGCAGCTTCAGGTTCTCCTCACTGACCTTGTTGGGGTTGTAGTCGTTGGCGTGGATGGTGTTGCGGTCTACCCACTGGAGGGATGCCAGCGGTGCGAATACGTCAATGTTTTCCATGGTTCTGCTCCTCCTTGATGCGGGCGTTGTGGTCGTTGTAGATGGTGGTCCAGAGGATGCGCAGGATACGCATCTTGGGATCTCCGTACAGCAGCCCCTCATACATGGTCTTGTAGTGCTTCTGTTCAGCGATACCATAGGTCTTTATGAACAGGCCTCGCCAGTGGTCGATGTGGGATAAGGTGTCCTTGGCGATGGTGTACCGCTCCGGGTGGAGGAATAGCAGGTCTTTGCAGAGGGCTTTATAATCCTTCTGTTCGGTATCTGCTTCCAGCTCACGCCGCTTGCGGGTGCTGCGCCGGAACATCTCGGAATCCCAGTAAAGCAGAACGAGGTAGGCGTTTGGCTCTCGCCGCTGGATACGCTCCCACAGGTCGTTGTCGGTTTCTGCAACCCACCGTAGGCCTTGTGTGCTGGTATCTCCAAAGAAAGCGCAAAGCCGGAGTGCATTTTTATGCACACCAGCTTCGTACAAACGCATATAGATTTCAGGGAATTCAAGGTTTCGCTCTTTGATGTACAGCCAAACATCGGAATCGGCCCAATCGTAGATGGGATAGAACTTGCCGCCTTTTGTGATACGTTCCATCTTGGTGTTGGCGATGCACTTAAAGCGGGTCAGACTTTCTGCCGTGCGCAGGCCGACCAGCTGAATGCCGTCGCGGAACGCCTTTTCGCAGAACGTCTGGTAGTTCATCTCTCCGGGGTGGTGCAGGTATGGGCTGTACCTGATGGCAAAATCGGGCGGGGTACGCATCCACACATCTTCTTTGCCCGGCTCCCATGTTATCCACGATTCTGACGCGGAAAGGTGGTCTATCACGCACACCTGCTTGAACGGCAAGCAAAACCACAGGAATTTCGCGCCGACCGACAGGAAGTTGCGCCGCCAGCGGTGCGCTGCATCGACCATGGAGGGGTAAAGCCCTTCTTCGTCAATGAATGTCACCGTCAGCTGCTTGGGGTCGAGTTCGCCGGAGAGAATCATCTCATACACGAGGTTGGCCATGCACAGGCTGTCCTTGCCGGAGGAAAACGACAGATAGATTTTGCAGCCGTTTGCGAACACATTGCGGATACGGATTTTCGCCGCTTGCAGCACGTTCATGCTGCTTTCCACTACTTTCACAGGCATATCAGTTCACCACACTTCGGGCAACGGATGCACCTGCGCTGCTCCACGCCGCCGTCCGCCTCTGGAGCAGCTGTTTGCGGTTCAGAAGGTGTAGACACCTCCAGCACTGTGGAGGGCTGCTGCGGGGCAGCGGAGACGGTAGGAGCAGGCTGCGGGGCGGGAGCCACCGGGTAGGTCGGTGTTTCGGCATACGGAACGTGTTCCTCTGCCTGATGGCGGCTGATGGGTGCGATCTCGTTTTCCGGGAAATCGCCGTAGGAACTGATTACTTCATCAGCTTCATCCGTGGTGCTGTTCAGCATTTCCAGCAGGTCAGCATCCCAGCCCGGAACGTCCACATCGCCGTCCAGTTCCTTGACCAGTTCTTCGATGGCATCCACATCGGTAAAGCCGAGTTCATAGACCTTGTTGTCGGCCATCATCAGCTTTTTCTTCTGCACATCGGTCAGCCCGACCATCACATAACAGTCGCAGGTTTCCCGACCCATGCGGAGCAGGGCTTCGTACAGACCGTTGCCGGCAATGATTTCGCCATCCTCGGCAACGACCAGCGGCTTCACCTGACCGAACATCTCAATGCTGCGGATGTACTCGGTGATTTGCTTGTCGGAGTGCCGGCGGATGTTGTGGGCAGGCTTATGCAGCTCTGCCAGCTTCTTTACCGTGATGTTCATCGTGCGGCCTCCTTCCTGTCAGAAACGAGGTCCAGAACGATGGAGAACAGGACGGCGGCTACGACAACGTAGATGCGGATTGTGCTCATCAGCTGCCAGATGCCCATAACGCCAAGCGGAATCAGGATCTGCCACGAGGCCACGGTGAGAACATCCAGTGCGAAGCCAAACTTCTTGCCGAAAACCAGATATTCGCAGTAGAGATAGGTAGACAGCGAGGAAATGGCGATGACCGTAATCAAAATAGCTTTCATTACGTTCAGCACCGGGCTGAAGCGCACCCACGTGAGCAGCGCAGCCAGCACCATGTAGATGCCAAACATCACGCCCGCCAGCACGAAGGCCTTTTTCATGTTGCCGCGCTTGGTGCCGTCCGCATTTTTATCGTTGTACTCAAACAGCGAATAGTAATACGGACAAGCAAATGGGCCGGGCAGCAGAAGTAAGCCGTTGTACACGCCAGCCTTAATGCCAGCGGCGTTTACACCGGGGTCGATGACGGCGAACGTGCCGCCAGTGTACACCAGAGCAGCAGCCACTACTACGGCCAGCAGGCCATAAACGACCACCCATGAAAAGCCATCGGACAGCACGTTGCGAATCATGCCGTCTTTGAGCAACATAATCAGGAACGCCACACAGGTGACGTACACGATAATCATGCCGCCCTTGGTTCCAACGGGTGTATCGCCAAAGATCTCGTAGATGCCGCTCATCTGAGTCCACGTCTGAAACAGCGTCAGCAGACCGATGAAGTAGAACATCACCTTGCTCTGCATGATGCGCCGAATGGACGGAACACGGTCAGCGAACAAACCGAACGTGATACATGCCAGGGAATTGAACACTGCCCAGACGATTGCCGGAACTGCTCCGTATCGCAATGCAATGGTGCGGAAGTTCATCAAGCTGCCTACTCCTGCCCACGATGCAACGATGGAGCAGGCGTAGAAAATAGTGGGACTTGCCTTGAATTTCGCCTTGATTTTCTGATACATGGAAAAATCTCCTTCTTTGCGGCTGGACACGGCGAAATGTCCAGCTTGCAGCACCTCGGCTTTTCGGGGTGCTGCGGTAATGCCACACGCAAAGGAGAGCAGCGTGCGGCTCGGAATCCTCCTTTCAGGTATAAAAATAGCGGCACCCGCCATTTCTGGCAGGCACCGCTTGGCTTGATTCGGATTTTGCATCCTAATCATATCACCGGGAGCATCCGTTGTCATCTGAATCCATATCAAAGCGTTGCTGCTCGTTGCTGCTCGTTGGCTTTCGTTCTTCTTCGTTGCTGGTCGTTCTTGTTTATTGCACGGCATTACGCGCCGTATGAAACCGTCCTACACCGTCCATCACCGTGTGAAACAATCTGCATTGACTTTTGATATTTTCAGTTTGAATTTAACTTTTGGCAGCCAAAATGTAAAACTCATTTCTATATTTGGCCGTATTTTATGATAATTTGAGGTTAAATTTGAGTTTTTCGGGCAAAAATAAAAAGCCCCGCAAATGCAGGGCTTATCGGTCAATGTGATTCGAGGTAGTTGTAGGCCATCCGGCTGACCCCGGCTTCCGTGTAACACTTTCCGAGTGCTCCAGCAACTTCTGCCCACGAGTAGCAGCGGACAAACCGCAGCCGGAAGATCAGATAAAGCCGGGCATCCATGATGCTCTTGCAGTACGCCTCGACCTTGGGCTTTTCTTCCGCTGCCTGTTCCTCCAACCAGCGGACACGTTCATCCATGTCAGCCAGTTCCACAGCCAGATCCGCCACCTTGTCCCGAACACCGGGCGTATGTGGCATACCCGTTAGCTGTGGGGAGGCAGGATTGATTTTCTGCCGAAGATTCTCCAAGGCTTCACGGTCTTTTTCGAGGGTCATCTGAATGTCATAATACTTGGACAATTCCTGTAATGTCACAGCCTACCTCCGTCATAATTCAGCTGCCGTTTTGCAACGGTGCTTCTGTTATTTTATCACATTTTGCCGTTGGAAGATAGACAGGAAACCCAGAAATTATGTGATCCGCTCCAATTTTGCACAATCCCGGCACCTTGTAGGTCTGGCCGTTGGAATCTGTGCGTTGGATGGGTGGGTCGAGGGGTATGTAGTTCTCACAAGACAGGCAGCTCATTCTTCCACCCTCTCAATCTTCGGGAACGGCTCATGCCCCAGCGGGATAGGCTTGAATGAGCGATTTGTCGTCCCGGGGGATTCTCGCTTTTCCACCGGGGAATCCAACCACTGCTGGTGCTCGATGGCGTGTACAAGGTCGATGCACGTTCCCCATGAATCGTGCTGCCGTCCACGGCATCCATGCGGCGGATAGGCCATTTTGTAAGCAGCCTCAAACATTCTTTCGATGCTGTAGCCCCGCTCGTTAAGAATACCGCGCTGATAATCATCTTTATAAGCCTCGATTCGGTCCTCTACTCCATCTAAGGCCAGTTCTTCAGCGAAGGCATCAAACTGCCCCATGCGCAGCCTCATGTACTCGTCCACAGCCAGCCCGATGACGCGCAGCTGCTCTTCCGAAATCTCAATGCGGTACTTCATTTTCATCGTCCTTTTCCGTTTTTCTCATTCCTAAGAAATCACCCATCCCGTAGCTTCCATCCTTGCAGCTGTGAAAACCAAACTGTGTTGGCGCGTTTGGAGATTCAAACTGCGGGGTGATGCCAGAAGATTCGAGAACTGTATACATAGTGGCCGTGGCCGCCGTGTCCTTGTCGCCTGTTCCAGAGTTACAGAATTCTTTTCCGCAGAGGCGGCATTTATAGATTGCCATGTACATTTCCATCTGTTTGCTTACCTCCTTCGTATTCGCCGGACAGCACCAGAGCCATGGCCTCACAGATGATGGTTACCTTGACCCGTTCAAGGTTTTCCCATGACAGGTCTTTCGGCCTGTCCTTGCGCTGCCCGGCAGTCTTCTGCATCAGCATCTGACGCAGTTCCATGCAGGCCTCTTTGAGAGCCGGGTAGTTGGCTTTCAGCCCGCCCATCTGCATAAAGCTCCACATGGTATCCAGCATCGGGTTTTCCCATGGTTCAGGCTTTACCATCGGCAACCTCAATTTCCTGCACATAGCACCAACTCTGGGGCGGTCGCTGCGCTTCCACAGGCCGCACACCAAACCGCGTGTTTAGCAAGCCCGTGAACGGCCGCAGCTCGCGCGGATTGTCATAAATTTTCAGGTCGGAAATGTGCCAGCCATACAAGTCTTTCAAATCTGCATAACTCATCCCGGACTTCCATCCGGCATAGTCTTTGACTTGCGGTACTGTGAGACAGCTTCCAGCAATTGCAGATTCGATATCTTCTTTGACGACACAGTATTCAGGGCCAATGCGTCGGATGTCATCGCAGATAAATTCGCCGACAACCATTCCGTCAACCCTGCGGTCGAATAGCTTATGAGACCTATCGTCGAAATATAAATGGTCAACGGCTTTCCAGCAGAAAAATTTCGTTCCTTTCGTGCAATATATGTAGCACTTAAAAGGTTCTTTCAACGAGACCGGTCTTGTCTTACGGATTTCCACCGTTTTACAACCCGAAAAGATACGGCTGCACCATTCGGGCCGGATGCTCAAAAGAACTGCTTTCACTTTTCGTCAACCTCCGCGCACGCCCTGCGGCAGGGTTCGCACTTTTTGTACGGCTCTTCGAGCCAGCAGTTGAACAGCAGGCACTTCGGCTTCCTGTATTCAGGCGGAGCCTTGTTTCCGTGAGTTTGGGTGCGTAGTGCATGGTATTTGCATACCTCTTTGCCCCAAAAATCTCCTCCGAACTCACATTTTCCATACCCCGGCGAAACCTCATGCTTAACTGTGATGATTTTCATTTCGCTACCTCCGGCGGCTCCAGCAGCGGAGCCCAGAACTTCACAGCACCATAGGGCGTATCTGCCGCCGGTCGGCCATCCTCGATGTACCACTTGCCGTTTTCAATCCAGCCCTTCATGGTGTTCCGGCTTTCGCAGCAGACCCACACAAGTTCGCTCATGATGCAGCAGTGCTTCTCTCCTGCGTTCTCCCAGCTTTCATCGTGGACAGGCGGCGGGGTTTTGGCATCGTGCCACGACACGCGGCGAACAAAGTCAACGACCATCTGGCTGGCCTCCCGGAGGGTCTTTGCTGCGGCCTCCTTGCCCTTGAAGCCATTGTAATACTCGACCTCGGCCAGAGCGTCCATATCGGTTTCCGGGTCGATAAAGCGCAGTGCTTCTTCCAGTGTCATTTTGAACACCCCCTTTTCAGACAGATCCATGGATAACCGTTTCTGCGCGGGCTATGCGTGTAAACCATCGTTGCGCTGCGGCAGAAGTGGTACTCTGCACATCCCGCACAAAAATCCTTGCGGTTCTCGTAAAGTGTTTTGGCCTCATAGTCCGGCGGGGCATCAGGGCTGACTCTCTTGGAGTACATAAACATACTGTCCCAGTAGAACCTGACCTCGTCGGCTTCTTCCTGCCGGCTGATCTGCCCGGAAACATCGATTGCGACAAGCGCGATGGACAGCAGCACCGCGATGCCGATGCCGGCAGGAATTACAATTGCCCAGTTCATTCCGTGTACCTCCGTGTGTCTTTGTTCCAGTGCAGCGTGATGGGGTTGCCGCACTTGCACGGCACTGTAAATTCCTGTTCCGCAATGTTGGTCTTGCCCTTGGCGTGGAACTCGCAACAGCTGCATTGGAACTCATACGGCGCAAGGCCACGTTCCAGTGAAATCGTAGCCCCGCAGCGGCAGCCGATGGACATTTGCGCAACGTGGAGGTATGTACCGAACTCCTTGCCGCAGCAGGGGCAGGTCAGGCGCAGAAGCCCCCGTGCGCCGGGCTCCGGCGGGCGACTACTCTTTCTCATGGTTGGCTCCTTTCTCGGTCTGAAACCGAATCACTTCCCGGAACAGCAGCTCGTTGTTGTGTTCCGATTCAGTCATAAAGTCGATGTACTCCCGGAACAGCTGGCGGTCATGCTGCTGCCGGCTGGTTTCGCCCAGCAGGGCACCGATAGCCACGCCCACGGCCAGCAGCGCAATGTTGATGAAGATCTGATCAGGCATTGTCATCACCCAGCACTTTCTCGATGAGGTCAAAGACCATTTCTCGGTCTTCGGTGGTCAGAAAGTCAGCCGCCATGATTTCAAACTTGAGGCGGTCAGCGTATTCTTTCAGGTCATCCATGGTTTACTCCTCTCCCAGCCGGGCAAGGATCTCGTCGCCCTTGTCCAGCAGTTCATCTCGCCGCTTTTTCTGCTCGGCCTCCAGCTTTTCCATTTCAGCCTGATACTTTTTCAGCGTTCCCGGCCGGAAATGCTTGCTCTGCCCCATACGGATTTTTGCGGCAATTTTCTTGTGCCGTTCAACGGTCTGGCGCAGTTCAGTGTCCGTGGTCAGAATCTGATAGCGATGGTGACAGCCGGGGCAGGTGAAATACTGCACCATGTAATCGCCGCTCCATGTACTGCGGATGCCGGCTGTCTGGATGCTGAACGGTGTGCCGCAGCGGTCACACTTTACAAGGTCGGTCATTCGCCATACTCCTTTCTGCATAGCTGGAACGCATTGCAGTGGTCATCGCAAGTTTTGCAGCACTTGTCGCATTCAGGGTGAGCAACTTTGCACTTATCGCAGGGCGTGTCCGCCTTGCTGCCGGAGCCATACACCGCAAAAAGCCGGTGGGTGCCCTCCTGCAGAGCCTTTTCATCATCGGCCATTTCGTAGCCGAGGGCTGTCAGGAGCTCATAGGTACGATTGAGGGGGATGTTTTCGTTGTGCTTATACACGCTCTTGCCCGCTTCGCTGCTCCAGATGGTGCTCCAATAACCCGTGCGCTCGCCGTCCTGTGCATCAAAGGCCATTGCCAGTAGAACTTTTTCCGGCTCGGTATCATAGGCGTTGAACATTTTCAGTGTGTCTTCCAGTTCGGTGTCATCCTGAACCTGTTCGTCCAAGGCAACACCGAGCAGATGCAGCACATTTTCATCATCCCTTACTCGGCCGTACCCAGACAGCAGCGGTGTGGCGTATTCCATGATGGCCGAAAAATGCTTTTTGCACTCTGCCGGGGTCAGGTCTTTCACGAAGTCCCGGCGCAACTCATACATGAATTTGGTTGTGCTGGAGAACTGTTCGTGAGCAAGCTCGTCAGCAGCCCGTGCCGCTTCTCGTGCGGCGTTTTCCTCGTCCTCGACAGCTGCATCTCGCTTCTTGTAGAGGATAATGTCAGTTTTGCCAACCTCGAACACATATTCGACCTTACCGGCATCATCAGGTACGGTGAACTCGTCTTTGCAGTTCATTTTCCAGCTGCCCCAGCTTTTCACGTAGGAGTATTTCTGCCTGTCGGCATCATCTACTCGCCTTGCGAACTCCTGAAGTTTAGCAATGATGTCATCCCGGTAATGGTTCCACTTCTGCGTGTTCAGCGCATCCTGCATAGCCCGGTTGAAGTTCTGCGTGCCGAGGGTCTCCAATACCCGGTTTCGGGCTTCCAAGTCCTCGATTTTGTCCAGCTGGGCGAAGTCAGACAGGGTTGCACCGCGCTTTTCGGCTTTCTTGAAGCTGTCGTGGTTCAGTTCCAGCAGCTTGATACGCCGCCGAACGGTGGACTGTGAGAAGCCAGACTTGTCGGAGATCTGCTCCACGGTCTGCCCAAAGTCCATCATCATCTGGAAGCCCTGTGCCTGTTCATAGACCGTCAAATCGCTGCGCTGCATGTTCTCAATCATCATGGTCTGCATCTGCTCCCGCTCGTCCATCTCTACGATGGCGCAGGGCAGCTCGTACACCCCTGCCTGCTGCGCTGCCGCAGCCCGGCGGTGGCCGATGATGATAGTGTAGTCCTCGCTGGACCACACGGCCTTGGGTGTCCATGCTGCCGCTGCTGCGGCGGCATCCCCACCCTCGTCAACGCACTTCGCGATGTACTCCCGGCTGTTGAGGTAGTGGCCGGGGATTACGGTCAGGTTCTGGTACACACCATTTTCCTTGATGCTGGCTGCAAGTTCGGACAAATCTCCCAGTTCTTTGCGGGGGTTGTCGGGGTGAGGGTACAACTGCCGAATGGGGATGTAAGTAATGTCTGCCATAGGGATACTCCTTTCTTATTTCGGGTTAGAAAAACGTGAGTTGCCCGGTTTTGGTTTCGTTAAGAGGCTCGTTTTCCGGGGCTTTAGGCTCATTTTTGATAGATTTTTGCAAATTTGCGGGCTTAATATCGGATTTTTCGATTTTTGCCGGTTCGCCTTTCGGTTCAAACAGCAGGTTCATCTGCGCTATCTGGCGGCGCATATACCACACATCGGTTGAGAAAAGCGGCATATACCAGATACGGTTTTGTGGTCCTGCGGGCAGCAATCCGCGGCTGTCGTAGGCCGTTGCCGGATTTACAAGTGTGTCACCGATGACTACATATCCAGCGCAGCCCATGAAGCTGCACTGGATGTAGCACATCAGCCCAACGATGAAGTCAATGTCTTGGGCTATGACAAGGACTTTGTTGTGGTAGCAGATATTCCGCCTTTTGCAGACGTTCAAAAAGGCAAGCAGCGTGGCCCCAGCACCGCAGGCCGGGTCAGATACCGAGATGAAGCCCTCCATGTCCGGGTGCAGCTTCGGGTCAAACGTAATCTCGGCCATGCAGCGGCACACATCGTAGGGAGTGAAGAACTGCCCGGCGTGGTCGTTGCCCAACTCGCACATCATGTACAGCGAACCGAGGAAGTCCTGGTCTGGATTCTGCTCCATGCCCATGATTACCTCGCCCAGCATTTCAGCCATGCCCTCCCGCTCCTTGGCGGAGTATTTGGAAACGATGGTCTGGTACATCTTGGTGCGCTCTGGGGCGTTTACCTTGTCCGTGCTGTTCGAGATCTCGATGGCCGTCAGGGTGACGAAGTCCTCCCAAATCTCCCAGCGGCTGTGCTTTCCAGTCAGGCTATTGAAGATTTTGAGGAAGTTCTTCTGGTGGTCATCCCGGATGCTGCGGGTCACTGCTGCCTTTGCCATAGGTTACTCCTCCTCGCTGTCAGCAGCGGCGATGGTGTAGTGACCGTTGGAGAACTCGATCACACCAGCGGATTCCATGTCATCTAGCAGGGCGATGGCCTTTTCTGCGTTCACGCCCATCTTTTCCTCCAACATGGCCTGCGTGATGCCGTTGTTCTGCCGGGCAATCTCGGTGGCCTGCGTCAGTTCATCCGAGGTGGGCTCGTCCTCCTCGTCATCCTCGACTTCTTCCAGCGGTTCGGCCTCCCCGGGGAGATTCGGCGAATCAGGCTCATTTTCCCGGGGCGCATCCTGCTGCCCACCGGATTCCGGAATGTCAGGCATCTTGTAGCCGAGAGCTGCCAGCTTTCCACCCTCGACCAAATCCCGGAAGAAGAACTGGAGCCAGAGGTAGTGCATATTCTTGAAGATGTTCTTGATTTTGTTGAACAGGGTGTCGGAGATGGTGAACGTCTTGCTCATGCGGTAGGTCAGGTTGCCGTCCTTGACGGTGAACAGGATGGATGCGCCCGGTGAGATGTAGTTGTCCTCGGTCGCTTCTTCCAGCATCGACATCTGCTCACCAACGCCGCCCAACGGACGGATAACCAGCTTGATGGGGTATGCGTTCTTGATGAACACATAACTCAGGTTGTTGGCCTCGCAGATGCCCTTGAGTTTTTCACGGTAGACTGCGAAACGTGCGGATTCAGACAGAGAATTATCCATGATGAAGCTCCTTTCGAGTAGCTTTTAAGTAGTCGAAAATTTATAGTCGTTCTCCCGGTTCTCGATGGCGGTCAGACCCAGTGCGTAGGCTGCCCACACATCAGCCTTGAAGCCATAGAAGAAATCCGGGGCTTTCTTTGTGCCCTTGCCGTTTTTTAGGTCATGGGCTGCAAATCGGTCAATCAACGCCCGCCGGATGGCGGTGTCGTTGGCTCGGCTGTCGTGGCAAATGTGCTTTTTCTCCTCGATGCGGCACATCATCCGCACCGGGCACCGGGACGAAAGCATCTGATAGAACCGGCCGATCCAGACCGTGGTGTCGAAAACGTCCCGACCAACGGACATTCCGTAGGAGGCCACCATTTCGATGACCGCCCACCGCCATCCCTGCTCGGCAGCCGATTCCAGCTTTTTCAGCAGTTCCTCGTTGTCGATTTTGCCGAACTCCAGCGGCCGGAGCGTTTTCTGGTCAATCACGCAGTAGCCAGACTGCACATTGCCGGGATCAATAGCGATGATGGGCATCACAGGTACGACCTCCCGAATTCTTTGATGAACTGCGCTTCCGGCCACCCGTAATACTCCATAGCCTTTTTCTGTGCCCACTTTTTCAAGCGGAGGTCTGCCTCCCGGTTGGTATGTACGGCAGTCACGCCGTTCTGGTGGCACCAAGGGCAGAGGTTCGCCCACAGGCCAAGCCGCTTGCTCTTATCCCGGTACGATCCGAAAAATACTTCGTGCCGGGCGGTGCGATACCGCCCACAAATCAGACAGGTGGAGCTCTGGCTGAGGATGCTGGGTGCATAGCCATTGCTGTCCAGCTTCTCGCCGTATTCATTTTGTGCCATATCAACGTCTCCTCCTGCGTTCAAAAGACTGCTGGGAAACCTGCTGCATAATCAGCTGAACCTTGTCCTGCACACCCTGCTCAGCCAGTACGTTGACGGGCTGCGCAGTAGCTGCGATACGTCCAAGGGTCTGTGCTCGGACACGCTTGATAAAATTCAGCTGCTGCTTACGGAACTCCTTGTCCACTTCCGCAGCATCCTTGCTGCCATCAATATCAGAAACTTCCATTTCCGGGGCTTGCATAGCCTCCGCAGCGCAGCGGCGCAGCTTTTCCATCGCAACGTCCAGACCATCCTCATGCCCCCACTTGTTCAGCTGCTCATAGTTGGCATGGCTTTCCTTGCGCAGCCGTTCCAAGCGGTCTGGACCATAGTGCAGCACATCAATAACCGCCTTGGCGTAAACCTGCCAAGCAATTTTGGCAGCCCTGTCGCCAGCAATGCGGTACTGCTGCTCTTTGCGTCCACGAGGCAATCTCACCATCGGGATTCGGTAATCGGAAGAAACGTATCCAGCCAGCCAGCTTTCCCGGATGGCCTCTGCCTTGTCCTTGGAGGGTCTGCCATAGGCATCCGGGGTCATAATGACTTCGGTGTTCTGGTTCTCCAACTCGTCAATTCTAGCTTTAATGCGCTCCAGTCTGGTTTTGCCGACACCGAACTCCTGATGCAGCGCAATGGTGGTGCACAAACCCACGATTTGTCCGACCGCCTGTCTGGTGTCGTCCATTTCGGTCTCAAACGGCTTTTTCACGGTTCAACACCTCCCGAAATAATCCAGACCCGGCGGGAGCCCCACCCAGACCAGCTTAGAGCCTCTGCATGGGTGTTTACCGCCACATCCAGCTTGTTACCTTTTACCGCGCCGCCAGTGTCCTGAACGACCCGGAGGCCTACACCCTCGACATAGATCACCGTGCCGTAGGGCAGAACGCTGGTGTCGGCAGCTACGGTCACGCCCGGCTGCACCTTTGCGCCGCTGGATGTGATGCCGTGCCCCTCGCCACAGATGTGGGCGTATTCTTCGGCACAATAGGCCGTGCAGCTGAACGCCCCGGCGTATGTAAGAGTCAAATCGGTCTGGGCGTTCAGTTCTGCGGTCAGCTTGTCTACCTCGGTTTGGAGCTGGTCAATGGTTTCATCACGTTCTCCGGCCATGCGCTCCCAGTTGGATGACTTGCTGGCGTAGATATCCCGCTCGGTTTCCAGATCGTTCACCCGCCGGGAGTAGGCCGTGCTTGTGAGAATGCAGCCAACCATCGCACACGAAACGCACACAATCAGGCTGCGAAGCGGTCTTTTCGACCTCATGCCGTGCCACCTCCAATCTGTGCCGGGGCCGTCCCGCCGGGCAGAGCCGGGGGCTGCAAACTCTCAACCGGGGCATCCTGCACAGCCCGGTCAAAGCCCGGCCGGACGAACTGGCGCAGATCCGCGCTGCTGCGGCTGCTGAAAATCTCCGACAGGTCTGCCGGGGAGCCAGCCCACCGCTGCACCACCATCGGGAGGGCGGCGAAGATTTTCGCGTTTTCCTTTTTGAAATCTTCGCCTTTCAGCTTGCGCCCATCGGGGGCAATGAATCCGCCGTGGGTCTGGTAGTACAGATTTGCCTCGATTTTCCGGGCAGCTGCCGCAGCCTGCGCCCAGAGGTCGTTCGCCGAGGGCTGCTGGGCTGACAGCAGCTTTTTGATTTCAGCGCACCAGTCCACAATCAGCTGGTTCTGGAATCTGCACTGTGTAAAGGCCGTATACAGTGCCTTTTCCACAATCTCGTCCGGGATGGCGCCGAACGCCCGGATGTAGATTTGTGTGTCAGCCCTGCGCTCCTCCAAGCTGCGGGCGCGGCCGTAGTGGTCATCGATGACCACCAGCAGCTCACGCAATTTCGTATCGGTCATGTTGTCGAGCCTCCTAAAAGTTCTCCGAAAATTTCATCGTAGTCATCGGCAGCAGAACGCTTTGGCTGCTGACCCGCCGGGGGCTTACGCCGCTGGTCGCGGGCTTGCACATCGCCAAGGGTTTTCACGCCCTCATTCTTCCATGCTTTCAAGATGCCGTTGACGTAGTTCCATTTATGTACGCCAGACAGTGCGGCTTTTTTGATAGCCAGCAGGATGAGGTCATCCGTGAAAATCTGCCGCCATTGGAGCAAGGAATCCTTTGCGGCCGGGGGAAAGCTGCCGATGTTGTCCTCGAAAGACCGGACAATCTCGGCCAATCCGGGGTCGGCAGCCGGAAAACCGCCGCTGCCGTTATCTCTTACTCTGTTCTCTATCTCTTTATCTTTCTCTTTATCTTTATCTATCTCTTTCTCTATGGGGAGATTTTCCCCAGTGGTATCCCTACCACTTTCCCCAATGGAAAGAGGAGAATTTGCGGCTTGTAGTGTCTGCCTGCGCTTCTTGGCCGCCCAGTCAGTTTCACTGCCTATCATTTCCGAATAATCGGAAATCGACAGCGTTCCGTCTGGGTTTTCAAAAACAAGGCCGATTTGCTCGTACACCTCAAGAGCCACACGGACGGTTGCCAGAGAAAACCATTTGCATTCTCTCTGAATCTTTTCAACATCATAGGGAATGAGCATCTCTCCGATTTTTGACACCAGACAGCCGCCCGTGTTTATGGTTTTGAGGCAGAGCATTTGATAGAGAACAACATAGTTGGCACCATCTGGCTGGCTCATCAGGTAGTCGATTGCGTCCGAGGACATGAAGCTATCTTTGAGTTTTATCCAGTAGTACCGCTTACCTGTTGCCATCATCAGACCTCCTTAGAACGGCAAATCGTCCGTATCGTCAATCTCGGAGAAATCATCGGGATTGCCCTGCGAGTAACTGGGTTGTACAACTTCAGGAGCAGCTTCTGCGCTCTGCCACTGCTGCCGCTGGCTCTGGGTGGAAAATCCCATCTGCTGGGGCTGCTGATTCTGATAGGGCGGCTGCTTGTAGCCCGGCGGCGGCACCTCACCGCCATCATCCACTCGCTGCTCCGTTTTTGGACCGCAAAAGTGAATCTTCTGGACCACAAACTCGGTGGCGGTGCGCTTCTGACCGTTCTTGTCCTCGTAGGAGCGGGTCTGGCACTGGCACTCCACAAGAGCCGTGCTGCCCTTGCGGAAATACTCGCAAACGAACTCTGCCGTTTTACGCCATGCCACGAAATTCAGCCAATCGGTAGCCCGCCGGCCATCCTGACCAACGTTATCCCGGTCAACGGCCATGCGAAAGCTGGCAACTGTCAGGCCGCTTTGTGTGGTCCGCATTTCAGGATCAGCAGCGAAGCGGCCCTGAAATGTGCAATTATTCAGCATCGGTGTCCTCCTGCTTGGTAATCAGCTCCGGATGAACTGCAAGCATCAAATCCAGCACAAAGTTACCAATGTCGTAAACGCTGCCGCCTGCACCCTTGTGATAAATGAGGCTGAGTTCGGCCTGCTTCTGTAGCAGTTCCTTGTACTCCTCAACCGGGATAGCGATGGTCTGGACGTTCAAATCTTCCATAACTGGTTCCTTTCTTCTCGCATGATGCGGACCACCTTGCGGCACTGGTCCACATCGAACATTCCAATATGCGTAAATTCAATCGGGGTGCCCATCTTCTCGGACAGCCAGCGGTAGGCCTCATTCCGGCGGCCACGGTAGGGACCGTATTTCCAGAGCGGGTCAAATGCTGCATGAGCTGCCTTTTTCCAGTTGCGCAACTCCGAATTTGCCAAGCGGCCAAGGGGTTTGTCAGACCCCTTGTGTACGCCGACATAGGCGCCGCAGCGAGGGCAGAGGTAAATCATGCCGAAGCTGTGGCCGTGGTAAACCACCGAACTGTCTACGAAGTCTGCGGGCGTTCCGCAGTAGTCGCAGATGACGATTCGGCCTTTCATCGTGACCATTCCTCCTTGTACCGGGCCAACTGCTCCGGGGTATCCGTCTCGATACCCAGAGCCTTGGCTTCATCAATCGCACCGTCAATCAGGTGTGAAAATTCTTTCGTGTCCATCTTGCTGGTGTCCTTGTAAACCAAGTAGCAGTTGAACCATTTTCCGTCCTCTTCCCGCACATCAAAGCAGCGGGTGTATTTGTAGAGGTCGTGAACATCCACGCTGACCGGAAGTTTGAAGCCCACGGTGCAGCCATCCTTATCTCTCGCAACCGTGCCGTAGGCCACAACCAGCCGTTCTTTCACAAGGTCGTCCGATTCGCCAGTTTCGGCGGCGATCTTGTTGACCAGAACATGGAAGTAGGCGTTTGCACTGTGGCTGCGCTTCTCCCTGTGCTTTTTGACTTCCACATCCAGAATCGGCTCCAGATGCAGCTTGTCCCAGATTTCTCGGAAGTCGCCGTTGAGTTCCAATGTGACACGCTGCTTTCCGCCAAGGGTAAAAGCCATATCCACCAGCCGCCCGGTCATGTGATATCCTCCTTGTCCTGATGGCAGTGCATATAGATGTACGCACTGTTTGACCCCATGTTGGCATAGAGCCAATCATTGATTTTTGCAACGCTCATGTGGTCGCGCAAGACATGTTTTTCATAGATATACTCACCAGTCAGCTTTTTCTCAGCGATTTTTGCCTGAATCTCCTCGTCCTCGTAGTTGGCTTCGACCATGTAGAGGTCATAGTTCGGAGCGGCTATACCGTTCAGATTGTTCATGTCGGTGCAGTAGAACAGCTTTCCGGCGGGGAGCCAGACCTTCCATCCGCAGTTCGGAACATTGTGCTTCACCATGTTCGGAATGACATTGCAGATGCCGTAACCGTACATAGTTCCCGGTGTCAAAACATCAATCTGGGAAATTGGCACCCCTGCATCCACCAGCGGTTTGCACAACCAGTCACAGCAGGCGAATCGCAGTGTTGGGCGATTGGATGCCAATAGTCGAAGCGTTGACGGCTGGAAGTGGTCACAGTGGATGTGGGTCAAGAGAACCAGCTTCAGAGTTTTCCATTCTGCGGCCAAAGCCTTGAACGGAACACCGCAGTCAATCAGAATCTCATGCTCAATCACCACGGCGTTTCCCTTGCTGCCTGTTGCGATGATGTTGTAGCCGATCATAACGAGCTGAGGTCAACAACCTCTTCGACGGCAGTGGGCTCGCCCTGCGAAATATCACCGTGCGGCAAGGCCTGTCCTGCGTCCACTTCGGGCTTTCCAGTATGAAGTTCTGGCTGTTCCTGTGCGTCAGACATGACCTCCTGCGTAGTAAGGATTTCGCCATTATCTGCTACCGCTGCCACGGCATTATCGCTTTCCAAAGCCTTGGTCATTTCGATGCTCATAACACCCCAGCGAGAAATAAGCTGTCGAAGCATGGTTTTCTTTGCCATGTCATCGAACGACTTATACCAAAAGGACGAATACTTCCACATTTCACTCTCCGGGATTTTGCCAGCCAGCAATTCCTCGTACTTCTGCCGACTGAACGCCTTGGAGTAGGTATCTGCGTGGTTCATCATTTTTTCCTTGGACCAGTACAGCACCTTGCGGAAACCGTTCATGTACTCAAAGTAAGCCATGTAGCCAACGGTAGGCAGCGCATCTCGCAGATCATCGTCCTCGATGAACTGAAACTTGGGCTTGCCGGTCATCGAATCTTTGCCCAAATACTCGCCCTGCTTAATCTCGGTAACATCGAGATCCGCATACTGGCCGCTGCGCAGGGCCAGCTGGATATAGCCCTTATAGCCCAAAACAAAGGTAGCCGTAACGCTCTCCGGGCGAATCATCCTGCCGCTGCGGTCATACTTGGCTTTCTGCTTGAAAGGCACGAGGTAGTACTGCCCCAGCTGAGGGGACGGGCTGAGGTTCAGGCTTTCGCCCAGCAGGGCACCGGCAAGAATCGTGCCGGCATCGCATTCCTGCAGGGCGGGGTTGACGGCCACCGCCGAGGTGATGCTGGCCGTAAAGCGGCGGGCGCGGGCGGGGTCGCGCAGGGTGTTGGCAATCAAAGACTGATAGCCCTTAGTGGTTATCGCCACAGAAAACTTAGGCTTCTGCTGCGCTTGCAGCTGGTTGTTATACGTTGCCATATTCGATACCTTCCTTTTCAAGATAATTTTTCAGGCCGATAAGCTGTGCTTTCGTGCCCTTTGCGTAGAAGCGGGTCATCAGAATGGGTTCCGGCTTGGGCTGCGAGACCGGTTCGGCATCGGGCTGCACAGGCATTTCCGGGTCTACTGAAATTTCCTGCGCTGGTTCAGGCTGCGTCTGGGCTGCTGCGGCAGCAGCGGCGCGAACTTTTTCTGCCGCAGCTTCACGTTCTGCCTGCCTGACACGGCGTTCTTCTTCCAGCCGCCGCTGCTCTTCGAGAGCCTTGTGACGGTTATCCACAACTTTAATCGCTGTGGGCAGGTCGAGGTTCTTCCGGTATTCCACCATGACCTCCGCAGAACTTTCCATAGCGTCGATTGCAGTAACATCGGACACGATGCCATCCACAAACGCCTTTGCCTGTTTTTTCAGAGCAGTGACGCTGTCGCTCATGTTGACTTTCGGCCGGTAGGTCAAGTCATCCATCCAGTCAATACCTGCGGCCGCCACCAACTCGTTGTAATACTCCTGAACAGCATCCGTCTTCTGCGCCACGATACCGGAAGTAACGTCCGTGATTTTCCGCTTCAGTTCTGCGTCTGCGGTCTGGAACGGCACCGTTATACACTCACGATAAACCTTTTCAAACTCGGTATACGGCTCAAGGATTTTGTCCTTGACAGCAATGCGCTGAGCTTCGTATTCCTTGAATTCCTTGGTCAGCTGTGCGCGAGCATCCTTGACGCTCTTATAAGTCTGCTCTGTGCAGACCAGCGAGAGCGCGTCAGCCGTGCGCTGCTCGATGTCAGCCTTTACGCTGTGCAGCCGCTCAACGATGATGGGCAACTGCTGCAGTTCGATAACCTGCAATGCGGTTTCCTGTGCCATGTGGCATCCTCCTTTTACTTTCCGAAAACGATGGTTTTCCCGGTGTCCTTATTCAGGAGCACCATGCCGTTCGGGATATCTAGAACCCAGAGATACGCGGTGCAGTCCCAACCGGCAGCAGAGAGGGCTTCTTTCTGGCGGCGGGTCAATTTCTTGGCTTTCAAAAAATCATCTCCTCATCGGTCTTGTTGACAGCGATGTTCAGCGTGATGGTCTCCCGGCAGCGGCGGCCGAAGTTGCCCTCCGAGCCGAACATCTTGGTTTTCTCGAACTCCTTTGCGCTATACACGCTGGCACAGTTGAGAACATTGGGAATGCGGTCAGGGTGGACTGCCCGGAACGCCTGACACGCCATGTGGTAGTTGGGCGCCCAGACCACCGTCCATCCTCCACAGTACGGCTGATCATCATCTGAGCCGTATGTGAAGTAGAATTTTTCCAGATCCATCACTCAGCCTCGCTTTCGTTCTTGATGCAGATACCGAGCGCAGAGAACAAGAGCATCAGGCCAGCTTCATCTCCGTCATCCAGGCTCATAAAGTCGAGTTCCCCGGCCACAAAGCCCTCACGGAGAATCACAGCGGTGCCCACAATGGGATGACCATGTTCCGGCGTACCGTAGAGAATGCTGGCAATGCTGTTGATGGCGTAGCCTTTCAGCAGTCCCTCATCATCAATCACCATGCACAGTCCTTCCGGCAGATACTTGGGATGAACCACCTCGATGCAACCGCCGACCTCTTTCTGGAGGTTGTCCAGCAGCGGTTCGCCGAAGTCCTTGAACTGCATCTGATTCTCGGTGTTGATTGCCAAACCTTTCATAAAAATCGCTCCTTTCTGTTTGTAGGCAAAATCAAGCATAAATGAATTTCTTCGCATTGCAGTTGCTTTTCTTCGCCTTTGCGTATCGATGCGTCTCGGCTCGGCTCGTCGCCTTGCCTTCGCCATGCCATGGCTGCGCCTTCCATTTCAGTTCGCCGCCTTTGTCGTTCTCAGCGTGTCGAAGCCGCTCCTTGCCATTGCGTTGCGGAACACCGCAAGGCTCCACTTTGCCATCGCTTATCGCCTCGATGCGGAACTATGCCCTTGCGTTTCATTTCATGGCGTTACAGAGCTCTGCCCTTGCCGCGCCTTTCCTCTCTAGGCAATGCCCTCGCTTTACTCTGGTACGCTACGTTTTGCCTAGCCCTTGCAAGGCTCATCGCATCCATACGAAGCAATGCCGTTGCTCTTCTACTCGAAACGGTGCTATGCAGTTGCAGCACAAGTCATGTCGATGCTCTGCCACTGCAAGGCGTTACAGTTCGTGGCTAAACCACGCCATCGCATTACTCGGTGATTTCATAGGAGAAACGGCCTTTGCCGGAATTACGCCACTGGCCGATACCGCGCAGGGCGCCATAGTTCAGCCATTCCAAAACAGCCTTTTCGTGAGAATCGTCCATCAGCAGAATTTCAAACTCACAAGTGGAGCCAGCAGGGATTTGCTCACTGTTCGCAAGGCTTACACGCTCGCCCTGTGCGGTTTGGGCGCGAAGCGGACGCTGGCACTCGGTCATTTCGCCATTGAAATGAATGGGAATCATGCGCGGCTGAACGAAAATCAGGCCATCAATAACCTTTTTGTAGGCAGTGATCTTGCCGGATTCGTTCACGGCCTTTTTCTTGCCAGTTTCGGTCTTACCGCCGATTCTGGAGAGCATACCGCAGGAATCCTTGAAGAAACCCTTGACCTGATAGTCATACAAAACAGGCTCGCCCTTTTCGTTGCGAGGGAACACCGTCATGCCCTTGTCAGCCACGGCATCTGCACCCAGCGCAGCCACTTCATCCTCAACGGTTGCGGCATCCGGGGACTTGCTGGCAATGAACTCGCGGGCAATGTTCTGGTTGCTGGGCCATGTGCCAAGCACGGGCTCAACAAATGTCAGCTTGACTTTGATTTTTTTCATACGATTACTCCTTTTCCGGGAAGCATTCGTTGACTTCCCATGCGTCTGCGGCCTCTATGCAGCGGTCGCAGCCTACGATTGTTCCATCCTCGGCGCGATAGATGGTATCGCACCGCTGGTGGCAGATGGGGCACACAGGAGGGTCAGGGTAGCCAGCCTCCGCATCAGTCCTTGGATACAGCATCCAGCACCTCCCGGAGCGTCCGGCCCATCCAGCGGCCTACACCGTCCAATGCACCGTTGCTGTCCAGCCAGACGAACAGAGCTGCAATGGCGGCAGTCAGAACGAACTGCGCCGCCGGGAGCCGGGCTGCTGCTTGTTCTGCGGTGATGCCGTACATGGCCATCAGAATCTTAATCATTCTTATTCTCTCCTTTCTTTCTCTGCTGGTAGGCCTCCCACTCGGCATCCAATATCGCCCGCCCATTCGGCATGGCAATGATGTTGAGATAGAGTTGCTTGCAGCCTCGTGCCAGCATTTTGGCAGTTTCAGGGCTGATTTCATCCAAGTGGATGTGTGGAATACTATCCATGTGAACCTCCGTTGTTCAGTTTAACTGAACTTACAGGGCAAAAAAATAATCTGGGATGTCCGACACTTCGATTTTTAGTGCCTGACACGCAGCTTCGATTTCGTCCTGTTTCCAGTCAACCTTACCGTTGAGTTTGAGAGAGGTGGTGCGGTCCGACCATCCCATACTCTTGCCAAATGCCCCTCTGGTTCCGAAAATCTCAACGATTCGGCCCAGCAGCTTGTTATAGCTTCTCTGCATCGTTTTCACCTCTTTTCCGTTCGGTTCAGTTTAACTGAACTGTTCACACTTTACCACAACGATTTCTCCTTGTCAATACAAAAATTCACTTTTTTTGAACTTTTGGGCTGGAATACTTGAACTTTTGTTTATACCATGATATGATGTAACCATACCGGAGGTGAACCAAATGAAGCCATCAACGACCGCAGAACGTCTGCAAGAAGCTATGAATATCAGAGGTCTGAAACAGGTTGATGTTTTGAGGCTTGCAGAGCCGTACTGCCGCGCTTACGGTGTCAATCTTGGAAAAACCGCTTTGACCCAATATGTTTCAGGGAAAATCGTTCCTCGGCAAGATAAGCTAACCATCTTGGGATTAGCCCTTGATGTTTCAGAGGTATGGCTGATGGGATACGATGTTCCCATGGAAAGAAAAACTGCGCCCATCCCCATGGAAGAGGATGAGCGCAGCAAAGAGTTCGTCGAACTATTTAATCAGCTCAGCACCGAGCAGAAAAAGGCCGTTCTATATGTTATGAAAGGCTTTTTAGAAAAGCAATGACACGTTCTTGATCTTCTGCTGACAGATGCAAGAACAGTTCAAGTGCCAGCATGGCGCGAAGCTGCTCTCGGACATCATCGGAATCGATGGAAACGTCCATAATATTCCGCTCCTTTCTGTAAAATTACTGCCAGCAGTTTATCTGATTATACCAGAATAACATACGGTTTTCAGCCGTTTGTAAAATAATGCCAGAATACGATGAATAATTATGATTTTGACTACAACTGGCAACGTGCAGGGTAAAAACGTAACGGAATAGGTGATTTCTTATGGATTTGAAAGAAATTGCACTTCACTTGCAAGATTTTAGGAATGTCTATGTGACAGGGAATCCCGCCATGTTGAGGAGCCGGACGGATTTTCTTGATATTTTTTCAGCGTATGGTCTGGCCGCAGACATGAGCGTGTCAAAGAAGACCGGGCTTTTAATCGTGTGCAGTGACCCGATGCAAAAGAAAATCGACAGAGCTGCCGCCCTAAACATTCCAATCATTTCAGAACAGCAATGGTTTGAACTTATGCCGGAACTAGAAGCCCTCGGAATGTGGAATGGAAAGCCAATTCCGTTTGCGGATGACAATGGCATCTACCGTTTTGATGTGGGTGGTGTTGGATAATGGCAAAAAAGAAGAAGCCCGCCGGGGGCAACGCCATCATCTATGCCCGCTACTCGTCCCATAACCAAAGGGATGTTTCCATCGAACAGCAGATTGAGGCCTGCCGGAAACACGCTGCAGAACTTGGGCTGACCATCACCGACACCTACGAAGACCGCGCGATCAGCGGCCGCACCGACAACCGTCCGGCGTTTCAACGGATGATGCGAGATGCCGAGGACGGAAAGTTTCAATATGTCTTGGCGTGGAAGTCCAACCGCATGGGTCGAAACATGATGCAGGCCATGGTCAATGAATCCCGCCTGATGGATTGCGGTGTAAAGGTGTTCTACGCCGAGGAGGATTTTGACGATTCGGCCGCTGGGCGTTTTGCCTTGCGCAGTATGATGAACGTCAACCAGTTCTACTCGGACAACTTGGCCGAAGATGTGCGCCGTGGCCTGATGGACAACGCCAGCAAGTGCATGGCGAATGGCCGGCAGCCGCTGGGCTACAAGCGTGGCGAAGGTGGCAAGGTTGTTGTTGATGAACCCGCAGCAGCAATCGTCCGGGAGATTTACACTCGTATTGCTTCTGGCGAAATGTTTATGGACATTGCCCGCGATTTGAACCGCCGAGGGATAAAAACGCAGTCCGGCAGCGAATGGAACAAAAGCAGCTTCAAGGTTCTGTGCCGTAACGAGCGATACCGTGGAATTTACATATACGGCGATACCCGCATCGAGGGAGGCATCCCGCCTATCGTTGACGATGTTTTGTGGTACAAGGTGCAGGAGGTTCTCAAGGTGAAAAAAAGCAAAAATAGGCACCACTGCCCCAGCGATGAAGATTACCTCTTGACTGGAAAACTGCGGTGTGGGAAGTGCGGCGGCTACATGATCGGAATGTCCGGCAGGTCAAAGACCGGGGATGTGCATCATTACTACGCCTGTCAGAATAGACGTGTCGGCCATACCTGCGACAAGAAGAATATCCGCCGGGATGTTGTCGAGCCAGCGGTGGCACAGGCCATCAAGCAATATTGTCTGACAGATGACGCAATCGAGTGGATCACCGACCAGACTATTGCTTACTGGGAGGACGAGGACAGAAAGCTCCAGATTGACTCGATTGAAAACGATCTCTCTGCTGTGCAGTCTTCTATCTCGAACGTGATGAAAGCCATTGAGATGGGCGTTATCACTGAAACGACCCGCGACAGGCTTATCGAACTCGAACGGCAGCAGACCGACTTGAAATCGAAGTTGGCACTTGCCAAAGAGGAAATCGTCCACGTTGACCGTAAAGATCTCATTTCCAGCCTGTTGGCTTTCAGGCATGGAAATGTTCATGACCGGGCATATCAAGAAAAATTATTCAATGCTTTCTTGATAGCCGTTTATGTCTACGATGATGACCATTTGAAGCTGGTGTTTAACAGCTTCGGAAAAGACGATACCGTAAACATCGCCCTTGACCTTGGAGAAAATGACGATAATTCAGGACTTTCGGATGTGTCAAAAAGTTCGCCTATACTCTCCAACGGTCAACCAGAACAAAGCCACCTGAGGAAACTCAGGTGGCTTTTCTGTTTATATCATTCCGAACCACAGCCGCAAGGCCGTGACTCTTCAAAACCCCTGTGGGTCATAGGGAACTTTTGA